AGTAGCCGTGCTTTCGATTACAGAGCCTGTGGCAAAAGCATCATCACCAGCACAGTCAAAGCGCAAGAAAGCTGTACCGCCAGCAGTGTCCTTGCTCTGAGCATGGATACATACTACACCTACAGTGGCAGCGGGGAGAGTAGTAATCTGTTGTGCTGCGCCAGTAAACGGGTTGACGTTAATTCCAGCGACATAAGTGATAGTAGCGCCAGTGGCTTTAGCCGTAACTGTTTGACCCGCTAAAGTAGGTTGGATATTAATACCCAAAACATTAGTGGTAAAGTTACCATTGCTATCTAGATTAAGAGTAGTAGTTTCTGTGCCAGTACCGGCTGCTGTTGCTACGATCTGAAAGCCGTTTTCCGAACGAACGGGGCCATTAAAAGTGGTATTCGCCATTAGATTGTCCTCACATGCGAGTTAAGTAAATCTGTCTGCATGTCGTCAGTCGGGCCTGTCAGATTTACCGGAGTTTCCCGATATAATGACAATCTAGCTTATGTATTAAATTAAGTCAACAAAAAAGGGGCCGAAGCCCCTTAGATGTACTACATGACGGTGTTACGCGCCGGGGCTTCCGAAAATTCCCAAGGGATCGGATACACCAAACGAGTAACGCTCACGGGCTTTATAGCGAGAATTACCAGTGTCAAAGTCTGCATCCATAGATGTAGCCATTGGTGAACGGGTAAAGTGCTTCAAGCCGTTAGGTACGTCAGTCATCAAGAACCATGCATCGGTATCAGTCAGATAGTGGTTAATAGAGAACCCTTCTGGAATTGAACCGTTGTTCCTGATTGCGTTCAGGTCATTGTCAGCCGTGCCTACACGTCCCTCAGTCTCCAACAAACGAGTTGCAACGAATTGCAAGTTTGAAGGAATAATGAGCTTGCGAGGTTGTGCTGCAATCAACAAGCCACGCTCGTCAGTCCAACCTGCTATCTGAATAATAGCGGCTTCCAAAGAAGTCTCATTCAAATCAGCAGGAGTAGCTGGTTCATTAGAGTTAGTGCCACCACTTACTAGTGGGTGGTTAGTAGCGCAAAGCTCTTTTCCATCACCGTAAGTTGTACCACTGGAAAAAGCATTGTTCAGAATAGACGCTGCTTTAACCTGCTTGGTGTAAGCCATAGCGCGAGCTAATGCTTTGGTATAACGAGCAGACAGTGAGTCATACAAGTTATCTTCAATCGCTTCTTCAGTGATTGAAAAGCCCATAGCAACGGTTTCATGCGTGTAACGTGCAGTGAAAGCCTCTTGCGCGTTGTCATACTCGATTGCTGCACCTTCACCTTTGACAGGGGCAGAACCAAAGCCTGACAGCTTAGTTTCTTCTTCAAAAGAACGATCAGAAGATTCAGTTTCAAAAATCTCCTTATGCTCTTCGCCATACTTCGCGTACTCTAAACCGAACAATGCGTTCAATCCGGGGAGTAACTCTTTTAGTAACTGCGCTCTTGAAATAGCCATGAGTCAACTCCTTAGTTAGACACAATGCCGGTACCATATGCATGGTACGGAAGGTTAATTTTAATCAACAGGTCGGTATATGCATCACCGATAGCTGACCCCGGCTTGGTCACAAATCCAACAATCTTAAACGCTTTAGTGGCAGTAGCAGTCGTAGAGTTGACCTGCATAGTAGAATTGCCAGTAGTAGTGTCTACAGAAGTTGTAGCATGTTGTGCCGCTGGAAAGTCAATATTGTGGTTAAGATCCGTCTGCGTTACTGCTCCGTTAGCTTGCGCTTGGAACAAAACATTTGGATCAGTCACAACATAGGCTTTAGCGTTCAAAGCTCCAGAGGGGTAGTACTGTGAGAACGTAGGCTGATTCTGGTCGTTAATATACTCACAACCAACAAACACGCCAATAGCACCAATGGTATTACCACCAAGATTATTGGTAGTAGCATCTGCGCCAGTTCCAGCAGCAATGTTGATAAAGCCATCGGTGTGTAGTTCTACAACAGAACCAAAACCAATGTTTTGCGCGACCCCAGCAGGGTCTAGCAAGTACGTATCAGATGCGCCCGCATAAGCGGTACCATCCTGCCGTCTTACGGGCCGTAACCCATATCCTGCGCTTGTAGAAGACATAGTATGTATCCTTCATTAAAAGTTAAGTTAGGTTCCCCTACCAAAGGTAACCTTCGTTTTCCGCTCATTAAAGAGCGGCATACGCGGATCATTTTCTCGCATGAAGTTGTTATCAACTGACTGCATTTGTTGATTGGCCTGAGTTTGATAGTACTCAGTCCTCTCTTCAGCCATTTCGATTGGAGCCTTGCACAGCATTAACCCTCCGATCACTACGTTATCTGCGAACTTTTCGTTCTCAGTAGTTACCATAGTTATTTCGGGGTGATCCACTGCTTTTACAGGCTCCCAGCCTTCACGCAATTTTGAAGATACGTTAGTGGCATCGACATTACCTTGCGTACTTACACGTATCCAACGAAACACATAACCCGGCTCTTCAGTAGGCGAAGGTAAGACTTCAGGCTTTGCCCAAGACTTCTTTCGGGTCGTTGTTTCACGTGTCTCAAGTTCACGGTCTGTACGGTTCAATGTATTCTTAGCCATTAATCTTTCCTCATTTTCAGTGCAGCCTCATGTCGGGCGTATTCCTCAAGCGGTATACCTAGCTTTTTAGCTAAGGCCACTTGGGTTCTCTTTAACGTCACTTTTTTAGATGACGTACTTCTTGTAGCGGGCGCGACAACATTAGATCGTCGTTTAGATTTTGTTTCTACTTCTACTTCATCAAATTGCTCTGGGAACAATTTACGCATACGAGAATTTATAGTCTCGTAGTATTCGTCACTAGAGGGATCTACTCCCTCATTAACAAGTCTACCATGCAAGCCTCTAGCATATCCTGTCATCTCTGGATCAGAATTAAACCAAGGATTTTCCTCGGCCCACTCTTGAGCGCGGGGATCAACAGCTTGCTGGGCAGCTTCTTGTGGTATTTGTACCTCATCCTCTGCTTGTTGTAAAGGCTTTGGGTTGTAGTTAGCTAACTTATCTGCTTTTATCTTAGCATTGGTTAGTTTTTCTTGGGCATCTAATATTTTATCTGAATCTCCAGATTCATAGGCGCTCTTATACTGGCGTTTAGCAGAGTTTATCTGTGTCTCTAACGCTTTCTTAGCTTGGCCTATTAATACTGCCTGATTCTTATCTACAGTGCCTTTTAAGTTCTTGTTCTCTTCTACAAGCTGAGTCGCTAATCTTTCTAGCTCTTGCCGGTCTCGGAGGGCTTGTTCTTTGGCTCGCCTCTCGTCATGGTAGCCTTTACTAAAATGCTTAATCCGGTTACGTACTTTTTCAGAGTAGTCTTCCAACTCCTCATCCGTAACTTCAGGCGGAGGCTCAGAAGGCTTACGGTTACGGTCAGCTTTAGGTACATCATCGACAACTTCAATCTCATATTCATCGTCTGGCTCCGGTTTAGCGGGTTTTTTAACTTCTTCCGCATCGGTGCTTTCTATCTCAATGTCTTCTCCCTTATCTTCTTTATCGTCAGGGAACTCAAACTCTACTTTTTGGAATGGCATATATTACTCCTTTACACTCGTGATACGCCACGAGGATCGGCTACAACTGCTTCAATCGAGTCATCGTTCATTAAACGATACTCAACACCACCTACCTTAAACCTTGTACCTGTGTTCATACGGAACATCACGTAGTCACCCTGTTTACACCACGGGCCAGTAGGGAAACGCCCTTCGTCAGTATAGGCTTGCTTGCCCATGTCTAACACAAGACCGATAGTAGACATCACTGTGTCTAGATGTACTTCTCTACTAGATTTAAGAATCCCACTGTCACCATAGGTATCTTCTACCTGTGGCATAGCTACTAGTATTCTGTAGCCAACAGGGGTTGGTAGTTGGGCTTCTAACTCTTCTTCTGTTGTTTCTTCTTGCTTTGGAACTGCACTTAATTCAGTCATTGTCATCTTCCAAGTAGTTGCGCGAGAGGTCATTTACGTGGTTCATACAGGAAGTGAGACCTCGGAGCATTCCTGTTATCTCCTTGTACTGAGCGAAGTCTTTAGCTCCACCATTACCTAGGAAATTAGTTGCTGAAGACATATCGTCCTCGATTTTTTCTTTTAGCACGTCAAAGACGGTTTTAGCCATTATTTATTCCTTCCGCTTGTTTGTGACCTCTTTCATAAGATCAAGGTCAAGTTTGGTGTTAGCTGTACGTCTATCAGCAGCTAACTTTGCGCCCGCTTTCTGAGCGTCAATCTCCAACTCTTGCCTATCTAAATTAAGCTGTGCTTCGTCTATCCGCGTATCAGCTTGAATCTTCTGGGCTTTAAGTTGTAGTTCGGCTTGCTTCATTTGCATATCGCCCTGATCTTTTTGGGCTTTACGTTGTACTTCTTGTTGTTTGACCTGTAACTCTGCTTGCTGCATCTGGAATACAGGGTCTTGTTGCTGCTCTTGCGCTTGTTTTTGAGCTGCTTCTTGTTTGCTCTGTTCAGTAAGTTGTTTACCTGCGTCTGCAATTACCCCTGCCAGCAGCACTTCAACATCGTTTGGTAACTCTTCGTTAGGTGGTGGCAACGGTACTCCTAACTTTTCTTCTATCTGTTTGCGGTACTTAAACCCAGTATGTTCTGCAATGTGCGCTTGTAGCGCAGCCATGATTTGTTGTGCTTGTGGGTTCTGTCCGATTGTTTGAGCAATCATAGGATCTTGTAGGAACGCCTGATGTGCCGTTATATGAGCATCGTGATCTTGGTGGATAAACGCTCGTATCGGCGTACCTGTCAAAGCGTTCATGTTTTCGCTTACGGGATCTGTTGGGTTTATATCTTCCTTAACCGGCACTAACTTATCAGCATTTTTTATACCTAACACTTCGATCATCTGACGATGTAGTTGCGGTAAGTCATATATCTGCGGAGCCTGTTGCGCCATCTGCAACACTGCTTGATATTGTACAACCCTCTGAGCCATCGTAGAGCTATTAGGGTCACTTACGGGGATTACAGATACCATCATGTAATCAGACCGTTTAGCCCTTACTTCTCCTCGCAAAGGGTTATAATCATATTTCTCAGAAGCGTATTCTGAAATGATAGCCTTGAGCATTTTAAACTCTTGCTTCATCGCATAGTGAACACGAGACTGTACTGCTGCCATAGGCTTCAATGTTCTTTCTAACAATGCTAGCGTAGTACCCACTGGAGCATTAGCCGACATGTCAGATATGTTCATGTCACTAATAGCACCTAACCTACGACCTTCATTAGTAATCTGGTCTAGCAAAGATAATAAAGTTTGACTTGGCTCTTTATAAGGAAGCGGCATAATGTTTTCACGAATGCTGCCTGACGGTACGTCTACATCTTTAAACTCTCCCGGCTCTATGGGCGTGTCATCGCCTTTAATCCGCAGTCCACGAGACTTTAGACCTCCGGGGAGGTTAGCGAGCGTACCAGCGTCCACCAATTGCCGTATAAGCGAGGTTCCTGCCCTAGCGTACCCACCTATGATATGTATAAGTCCAAGGCCGTAGAAGCCAAATCCGGGGACATACACGTAATGCACAAAGTGCTGACGCTTTAGCATCAACTCGTCGTCAGGGTTCCAGTTACGACGTATAGCTAGTATCTCATTACTACCGCGTTCCATAGTGATAACGTAGGGCTT